TCTTTGAGGGCACCGTTAGGCCTATTGGTCGTTTCCAGCGGCTGCAGGACTCGACGGGCGCGGATATCGGTCTCGTCACGGGGTGCCCGCGCTTCGCGTACTCGTACCGAGGCAACTCTGGCGCGATCCGGTTAGGCATAGGCACGTCGTCGAAGGCCTACGTGGTGACCGCTGGAGCGCTGACCGAGATCACCCCAGCCGGCATCGTGGCTGGATCATGTACCGGCGTCTATTCGGACGGCTCAGGGGTGTACGGGGCTGGCTGCTACGGGTGCGGGCCATATGGCGGACTCTCTCTGTCGAGCACGCTCACGGACGCAGACACCTGGACCCTGGATAACTTCGGGGACTTCTTGGTTGGTGTCCTAACGAGCGACGGGAAGATGTATTCGTGGGACGGCAACACTGCGAATGACTTCGTGCAGATGACCAACTCGCCGACAGGCGTGCGTGGCGTCGTGGTGACTCCAGAGCGCTTTGTGTTCGCGTTAGGTACAACCGCTGACTCGCGGCTCGTGAAGTGGGCATCGCAAGAAAGCCTGACTGACTGGACCGAGACCGCAACAAATTCAGCGGGCGACTTTCCTCTCTCGACGAAGGGGCGCCTGATGTCGGGGCGTCGTACGCGCCGGCAGACGCTTCTCTTCACTGATGTCGATGTCTGGGCAGCGAACTATATCGGCGGCGACCTCATTTACTCGTTCGATCAGGTGGGCGATAATTGTGGCATCATAGCGCCTAACGCGGTATCTGTAGTAGAGTCGCGTGCTTACTGGATGGGGAAGCGATCGTTCTACATGTTCGACGGCCGCGTGTCGCCGGTCCCGTGTGAGGTGTCGGACTACGTGTTCGGCAGCTTCAACCACACGAACCGTGCGCTCGTGAACGCGATCAATAACTCCGAGTTCGGTGAAATCTGGTGGTTCTACCCGTCAGCGGGATCGGTCGAGAATGATCGAGCGGTTGTCTATAACTATCGCGAGAACCATTGGACGACGCATGTACTCACCCGCGCTTGCGGAGTAGACCGTGAAGTGCTGCCGGCTCCGGTATGGGTCAGTGGACTAGCGCCTAACGGCAGCGTCGGTCAAGGGACGATCTATGAGCACGAATCTTCGACGGGCACGCTCCCGTCAGCGCCCTTTATCCGCAGCGGTCCGTACGAGATCGACAACGGTGACTACGTCTATCGTGTGCAGAGCGTGTTGCCTGATGAGAACACGCGCGGGGACCTCAAGATGCGCATCCGCAAATCGTACAATCCAACAGATACGCCGACCCTCTCGGCCGATATCACGTTAGGCAATGCCGCGCCTATACCGGTTCGCTTCACAGCACGTCAGATGTGGTTCGACTTCATTGAGAATGTCGTGAAAGATTGGAGGCTCGGCGACTTCCGTATCGGCGTTAGGAAACAGGGGCGGCGCTAGTGGCTCGACTTCCGCACGCGGTCGTTAAGCTCACGGTCCCGGAAACCAAGCCGCACTACGACCGGGATAATGAGCAGGAGTTCCGACGTCTCGTCGAGCAATTTCTGCTATCGAGCGGGTCGGGAACCGGGGGGCTGCCTTCGCGGCGTCAGGTTATTTTCACGACTGCCTCGCTGGCGCCTAACGCGATGTCGCAGTCGTCCGTGAGCTTCCTTGCGCCTGCGCAGCACCTTCTCTACATCTCGGTTAACCGAGCGTGTCGACTACGCTTCTATGCGATTGCTGCGACGCAATCAAGCGATGCGTCGCGGGCGCATACCACAGCGCCGCAAGCGGGCATAGGCGTACTTCTCGATTCAATCTGGCTGACGGTGCATACGAAGTACATCGCACCGCCGGTGCTCCTCTACAACGGGGATTCGCCGGCTGCGTTCACGATCTACTACACGGTGGAAAACCTCTCGGCTACGACGGGCACGGTGACGGTCACCGCGACTGTCGTATCAGCGGAAGCCTAACGATGGCAACATTTGCAGGCACAGCAGCCCCCATCAACGATACCGACGCCAACTTTCGCGCGTGGATCAATATCATCCACAGCGTTATGACAGTCACTGGTGGCTGGATTCAGACTGCAGACACCGGACAGATCAACTTCACGACGGTGGCGCGTCCTGGTGCAGCGAACACGAAGGCGGGCTATGCGGTGTACCGGATGGACGACTCGCTGCAGTCGACGAAGCCGGTATATCTGAAGCTCGCGTTCGGTTCTGGCGCCGCGCAAAATACACCCGGCGTCTGGTTCTCGATCGGATCGAAGACTGATGGCGCCGGCAATTTCGTTGACGCGAACGATGGAGATCGCGCAGCGCTCTATATCGATCAGTACTCGCAGACGGCTCCAGCGATCACGACGAACGGCAACAACGCGACTGTACGCGAATGCTTCGGCTCAGCCGGAACGGATCGCGTGGTTTGGTTCATGTTCGAAGCGAAGCCCGTCATTCAAGACACATCGATGCCGAAGACGTGCTCCAACATATCGGTCCTAACGGGAGATAGCACTGGAGCAGAGAGCAACTACAATGTGCTGTTCTCGGTAGAGCGCGCTCGCGATTGGACGGGAGCAACGGTCGGCGACAGCATCATCGTTATGTGGGCGGGCGTGAACGCTCGTCTCGCAAAACACATCTACCTGCCGCTGGATCATACGTTCGCGCCTTTATCGCACGTCTCGGGGATGACCTACTTCCTCCCCTATCAGGCGACGGCTGTCGCGATCCACCCGCAGTACATCGACTGCCTACTGGTGTCTGGTGGCACCGTGAGTGCACCGATCCCCTTCAAGCGCAACACGTACCCGATGCCACCGGGCGTGAACATAATGACCGGCATTATGTCGTACTTCAAGTTCTCGATGGGGGGCTCTGGTGTTGGTGGTTGTCCTGGGTGCACGGGCGTTGAGACCGGAGCGTACATAACGGGACGCACAGTTGGCATCTCGCCGTACGGAACGTCGCGCACGTATCGCACTTGCGCCGGCATGCGGATGAGCAACTTCCTCGACTCAGGACAAGACTCTTCGGCCTTCGTCTATATCCTCTACGAGTAAAATGGCGACCAAGAATCAGCGGGATATCCAGCCGAGCAACAGCAGCGACGCGCTCTTCCGAGCGTGGTGCGTGTTCCTGCGCGACGCTGTGCTCAATGGTTGGGTGCAAACGTCCGACACTGGGCAGATGGATTTCACGACGGTGACGGCTCCTGGTGCAGCTAACACGAAGAAAGGTTACATCATCGTTAGGATGGACGATTCGCTGCAGGGAAGTTTTCCTGTGTACATGCGCATCGATTTCGGCAGCGGGAACGTGACCAACTCGCCGGGCATCTGGCTTGAGATCGGAACAGGTTCAAATGGATCGGGCACGATTACTGGGTCAGTCTTCGCCAACGGAGCGACGACGCACATCTACACCGGATCGAACGGGACAGGGCGCACCAACTCTTCGCACTCGTCGACGTCGACTTCGCATGTCGCGGTGACACTGTTTCTGGAATCGACCGCCACTTTCGGGACCACCTTCTCAGTTGAGCGCGGCCGCGATAGTGCCGGCGCTATGATCGGCACACACGTCTTTCTCCAATATGCGGCGGGCGCGTCGGCAGGCACAGTAAACCAGTTCCACTATCTCGTTAGGTCTGGTGGCACTCAGGTGGGCGCTGCAGCGGCTGCAGTCATAACGTGTCCGTTTCGACCAGCACACGCGCAGCAGGATGTGGGCTTTGGTGTCGTCGTACCTCAAAAGCCGGGAAGCGGCACGCTTGTGGTGCCCGCTCCGCCATGCTTAGGGTACATCGGCACAGAGGGTGATAGCTGGACAACCGACGCGGTAATCATCGTCTACATGTATGGTGTGCCCGTCGTTTATCGACGGCTGCACAACTTTCGCTTCGTCTCGGTTTCGGGCAACGCTGCAGTGTCCAGTCACGTTTTTTGGCAGAGGTACGACTAGTGGCGAAGCGCGTATCTAAGTTCATTCAACCGAGCAACAGCACCGACGCGCTCTTCCGTTCGTGGTCGAAGTTCATCTACGATACGATGATCGACGGTGGCTGGGTGCAGACCGGCGATACAGGACAGATCAATTTCACGACGGTGACGCGCCCCCTCGCCGCAAACACGGCGATGGGCTACATCATCATGCGCATGGATGATGCGCTCCAATCGACAGCACCGATATACGTTAGGCTAGATTTCGGCTCGTCGGGCGCAGCGAATAACATGGGCGTGTGGATCACCATCGGTCCAGCATCGGACGGAGCAGGCGTTATAACGACGTCATATTTCTCGTCTCCTACGGCATCGCCCCCGCCAGTCGGAACTAGCTCAAGCAGCGCAGCGGTCGTTAGGCCTATGTCCTACGGGTCGTCTAGCACGAGCCGCGTGCATGTTTGCGTGGGGCTCGATATCGATGCGGCATCACAATCGTTCCCGGTCGCGTTTTCACTAGAGCGCACCAAATCGGGAAGCGGCAACGACGACGCGGCGGGCGTGGTCCTGTACTACTCGACTGCGTCTGCCGCTTGGAATCGCGGCCAGTATCTCTTCGCGGCGGCGGTACCGCAGCCACCGATCGAGCAGGGAATTGCGCACGTACACGCGATACGTTCGCCGAGCGCGCAGAGCCAGAA